CCAGTGGGAAAACGGGGGCCAGGGGCTCCGCAAGCGGAGTACAGGGAAAGAGAGACCCGTGCAGTATAATCAACAAACCCAACTATTGAAAACATTAAACGCGCGAAACTTGCCCGCGAAGTACGTGAATTTCAGCGCCGCGCACGTCTATATGCTCGAGCTCGATCAATGGCAGCGCGCGAACATGGAGGCGCATCCCGATTACATGGGCATGCTCAAGTCATATGCCGCGACGGGACCCGCCATTACCGCGCTACACAAGGGGAAACCCGTGCTAAGTTTCGGCGTCGTACCGCTTTGGCCCGGCGTTTCCGAGGCGTGGATGCTTCGCGGCGAAGCCGTATCCGACCACGGGCTCGCAGTCGCCTACGGAGCGCGACTATTTTTTGACCAAATCGGGCCAATATGTGGCCTATGGCGGTGCCAGATTGGTGTACAAACATCAAATCAGCGGGCGACAAAATTCGCCGAATACCTTAAATTCAAGGTCGAGGGCCTGATGGAACAATTCGGGCCCGAAGGCTCGGACTTTTACATGATGGCGAGGCTATACAATGGGCGGAATTTTCAGCGCTCCCAAAGTACCGAAACCCGATCCGGCAATCGCGGCGGCGCAGAAAGCGCAGGAGTCGAGGCTCGCGAAGCAAGAGGCCCGCGCCACGCAGCGCGAGGCAAGCGAGCAGCGTAAAATAAGCTCGTCGCAAGCCGCGCGTCGCAGCGGCGGCATCCGCATGTTGCTCGCGTCTCGCGACGATCCCCAGGCGGGCATCGAGGGCGGATTGCAAACGACGCTCGGCAACTCTGTCACCTGATGGAAAAGCTCACCGTTAAAGAGGTGATGGCCCGGCATCAGATTGCCGACCGGCACAAGGACAACTGGCGCGGCATCCTCGAGGACGCCTACAAGTACGCGCTCCCGCAGCGCAACCTATTCGGCGGCGACTACGAGGGCGGCGTCAAGGGCGACAACAAGATGGTCGATGTGTACGACAGCACCGCGATCCACAGTACCCAACGCTTCGCGAACAAGATCCAGTCGACGCTATTTCCGCCATATCGAAACTGGTGTCGCCTGACAGCGGGCAACGACATCGACCCGCAACAGCGTGAAGGCGTCCAGGCCGCGCTCGATATGTACACGGAGAAGATGTTCGCGGTGCTGCGTCAAAGCAACTTCGACCTAGCGATGAGCGAAATGCTGCTCGATCTCTGCGTCGGCACCGGATGCATGCGCATCGCGCCTGGCGACGAGCTCACGCCGATCCGTTTTGAAGCTGTGCCGCAATATCTTGTGAGCTTCGAGCAAGGCGCCCACGGCAAGATCGATACCGTGTTTCGGAAGCTGAAGATCAAGGGCGAGGCCATCACGCAGACCTGGGCCGACGCGAAGATCCCGGAGAAGCTACAGGAGCTCATCGACGATAAGCCGACCGAGGACATCGAGCTCCTCGAGGCGACGATCTACAAGCCCGAGGGCGATTACTATTGCTACCATGTGATCTACCCGAAGTCCGAGGACGAGCTCGTCTATCGCGAACAGGACTCAAGTCAATGGGTCATCGCCAGGTACATGGTCGCCTCTAACGAGGCCATAGGACGCGGTCCTCTGCTCAGTGCATTACCCGACATCAAATCCATTAACGTCACCAAGAAACTGATCCTGCAAAACGCGAGCCTTGCGATCAGCGGCGTGTACACGGCCGCCGACGACGGCGTGCTGAATCCCGAGACTGTGAGCGTCAAACCTGGTTCCATAATCCCCGTCGCCAGGAACGGGGGGCCGCAAGGCGAGAGCCTTAAGGCTTTACCGAGGGGAGGTGATTTCAACGTCGGCCAGATGGTGCTCGAGGATCTGAAGATCTCGATCAAGCAAATTTTGCTCGATGACACGCTACCATCTGACAATATGAGCGCCCGCACCGCGACCGAGATGTCGCATCGGATCTCGACGCTGGCCACGCAAATGGGCGCATCGTTCGGGCGCCTGATTACCGAGGCGTTGCTGCCGATCTGCCGCCGCGTCCTCTACATCATGGACCAGCAAAACCTGATCGATCTACCGCTCAAGGTCGATGGCCAGGAGGTGAAGATCGTACCCGTGTCGCCGCTCGCCCGTGCCCAGAACGAGGACGAGCTCGGGGCCCTGATGCAATTCATGCAGATCGCCCAGGCCGTCGGACCAGCGGGACAGATGGCGCTCAACCAGGAACGCGCGCTCGGCTACATCGCTGACCGTCTCGGCGTTCCGATGATTGTGATGAACACCGAGGACGAGCGCGAGGAGATGATGGCGCAGATGCAGCAAATGATGCAGCAAGCCCAGGAGGCCCCGAGTGGCGAAGAGCCCGGCATGGCAGCGTAAAGCTGGCAAGAACCCAGCGGGCGGGCTCAACGCGAAAGGCCGCGCGAGTTACAAGCGCGAAACCGGCGGCACGCTCAAGGCGCCCGTCAAGTCCGGCAACAACCCGCGCCGCGCCAGTTTTTTGCAGCGCATGGGAAAGATGCGCGGACCAGAGAGAGACGCAAAAGGGAATCCGACCAGGCTATTGCTTAGCCTTCGCGCCTGGGGCGCGTCGAGCAAAGCCGATGCGGTCAAAAAGGGCCGCGCCATTTCAGCACGCAACAAAGCAAAGGGATAGAGATGCCCAAGAAACGCGGACTTTACGCGAACATGAACGCCCGAAAAAAGGCCGGGACATCGCGTCCTAAGAGCAAGAGCACGATCACGCCGAAAGCCTACGCAAATATGAAAGCCGGGTTCCCCAAGAAAAAGAAACGATGAGTGATATCGAGAATCTTGACCAACTATATGCCCGCACCTTCTCCACCGAAGCCGGTGCGAAAGTGCTGTCGCACCTTCGCGAGACGACTATCGAGCGCCCTTGCTTCACGGCAGGCGAAGATCCGTCTCACGGGTTTATGCGCGAGGGTGAGAACGAAATCGTGCGCGGTATTGAGCGCAGAATCAAAAGACATCGGAGCAGGAAATGAGCGAAGCACAAGCAATCGATGAGACACCCGAGGCGGAGGACAAGCCCGAGAGCTTGCTCAACCTGACACCGCCCGAGGAACCAACCGAGCCGACCGCCGAGCCGGAGACCCCGCACCTGGTGCAAGAGGCCGAGCCGGAAGCCGCCGAGCCCGCCGAGCGGCCGGACCACATACCGGAGCAATTCTGGGATCCCGAGAAAGGGGAAACGAATGTTGATGCGATGGCTAACGCATACCGTGAGCTCCGCAAGAAAATGGATAGCGGCAAGCACAAGGTGCCTGATAAGTATGACACAAGCCAAGTGGAGGCGCTTCAAGGCCTGGATGAGGGCGATCCGGTCCTGACGGATTTCCTGGCACTTGCAAAAGACCAAGGCCTCGATCAGGGCCAATTCGAGGAGCTAACGAAATTCTACCTCGATGCCCAGGGCGAGATTGCCGACAAGATCGAGACAAGCCGCGTCGAAGAAATGTCGAAGCTCGGCCGCAACGCCGACGGAATCATCAAGTCGATGGACGCCTGGCTTATGAAATTTCACTCGAGCAAGGTGCTCAACGACAGCGAGCTCGAGGCCATCGCTAACGCGTCATCGAACGCGGCGTTTATCAGCGCCATGAACAAGATCCGAAAAAGCTACAACGAGCCGGACATACCGAGCGCCGCCGCCCAGGCCGAGGTCGCACCGGCATCGATGTCCGATATCGAGGAGCTCATGCGCGACCCGAAATACGGGTCCGACCCTGCGTTCACCCAGAAGGTCGAGCGCATGGTCTACGAAATGCACGGCGAGAAATACCCTTGACGCGCAAACGACCCTATTGATATTTGTACAGTAAGCGCCCGATAACCCATAGGCCGGACATGCGCTAACCGGCGGCCCGTTTTGGATAACCGCGAAACAGTGAAAACTTTTTTCGAGGTATCCAAAAATGGCGACGATCTCCCCATCGTTCGTCACGATTTTCGACAGCGAAGTGAAGCACGCTTATCAAAGTGCCCGGCAACTCGCCGGACTCGTGCGCGAAAAGTCAGTGACGGGCGACACCGTAAAATTCAACAAGCTCACCAAAGGCGTGGCCGCAGTTCGCACACCGCAGACTGAAGTTACACCGATGAATCTCACCTATTCGCTCGTGACGGCCACGATGACCGACTACATCGCGTCCGAATACAGCGACATATTCAACCAGAGCCACGTTTCGTTTTCCGACCGCTCCGAGTTGAGTTCGGCCGTCGGCAACGCAATCGGGCGCCGTATGGATCAGGTCGTCATCGACGCCCTGGACGCAGCGACATCCGTAGCCGTTGCAAACACGGTCGCGGAAGACGGATCATCCGGATCCGCCAGTGACATGAACACTGGAAAAATCCGCGCAGCAAAGGCGGCCTTGGACTCAAACAACGTCCCGGCCGACAACCGTTGCTTACTCATGCACGCAAATTCGCTCGAGGCGTTACTGGCTCAAACCAGTGCAACCTCTGCGGATTTTAACTCGGTTCGCGCATTAGTTGATGGCAGCCTTTCGACCTGGTTAGGCTTTTCTATCGTAATGCTCGGCGACCGTGACGAGGGCGGCCTGACCAAAGACGGGTCAAACGACCGTCTTGCCTACGCGTTCCATAAAGACGCGCTCGGCATGGGCGTCAGCATGAACCAGAAAACCGAAATCAACTACATCGCGGACAAGACTTCGTTCTTGGTTTCCTCGATGTTCGGTGCTGGTGCGGTTGCCATCGATGACGGATCGGCTGGCGGAATTGTCGCAATTACCAGCAGGGAGTCCTAATCATGGCTTTCGCAAGATCAGGCTTCGGCGCGCTGGGTGGTCAGTCTTTGGCTGGATCCTTGCCCGCCCTGTATGTCTTCACGACCACAGATGCCCACACAGTCGTGGACGGTGCAGGCTACTTTAACTCGTTATCCGACACGCTCAACGTCGGCGACATGATTATCGTGCACGGTGCCACGGGCGGCACGCGCACAGTGACCATGCACATCGTCGTTAGCAACGCATCGGGTGTTGTCGATGTGTCTGACGGCACAACCATCGGGGCGGTTTCCGACTCCGACTAAACGGATCGCGGGGGGCTTTCGGGCTCCCCGCATCTTTGACCTGGGGGCGCTATGGCGACGGGCGATACCAAGCTCTCTATCTGTTCTGATAGTCTAATCATGCTGGGGGCGAGCCCCCTTTCGTCGTTTTCAGAAGGCACCGACGCGGCGCAAATCTGCGACCGTCTCTATGACGACATGCTCGTGCAGCTTCTCTGCAAATACCCGTGGAGCTTCACCCTTAAGAAATCACAACTCGCCCGCCTGGCCGATGCGCCCGCGAGCGAATGGACACACGCCTACGCATTGCCCGCCGATCTAATCGGATCCGGCGCGCGCGCATTGTTCACAAGCTCGACAGCGGGCGCCTCGCCGCAAACGGACGGGTGGGAGGTTTACGCGGGCCAGATTTTCACGGACTTCACCGAGGTTCACATTGACTACCAGTTCAAACCGGACGAGTCGGTGATGCCGTCCTACTTCGTCCAGGTAATCAAGTATTATTGCTGTTGGCACTTTGCCGAGGCGGTTACTGACCAGATTACCAAAGCGCAATACTGGCAATCGGTCGCCGTCGGC